GTGCGCTATATGAGGGAGTTCCAGCAGAGCCGTCATTCCCATAAAAGTTAGCGGCATTGATCGTTGAAGAAGCAAATAGTTTTCCTTTCTGGTAGAGAATATCGGTAATCGTTGAGGAAGCACCCGATGAAACAAATCCAGCATTGAAATGAAACGCGAGATTGTCTGATGCAGAAGATGAAGCTGTATAGTATTTCGTGCTTGAGAGTGATCGGTAAATAAGGTTCGCTGCCGTTGATCCTCCAGCTCCACTATCATCATCGGAACACGTTACGTTTCCGCTTGCATCGGTAGTAAGCGCACCGCCGTTTGCGTTGCCCGTACAGTTGAGATTTGAAATCGTAAGGCGCGTGGTAGTGGCGTTCTCAACAAACAGCCCTTGCCATTGACGGGTAAGAGAACCGAGATTATAGAGCTGGTTTCCCTCTGGCAGTATGTTTCGAAATACTGCGTTCTGTGCCGATGCTCCTGATGCTGTGATGAGCAGAGCACCAAGAGCAAAGACTATTCCAAATAATTTATTTTTCTTCATAAAATGCAACTAACGTTATACCTTCTTCTGGAGCGCTCACTTCGCTTGTGAGCAAGATTTGATTTTCTCCAACTTCCGTAAAGTGGGTTGTTGGAGCGTAAATAAGGGGAAATTGATTTGAGTGAAGTGCGACTGTTCCAGATCGGAAGCTCGTAGGAAGTGTAAACAATTTTGTTGATCCATCTGCTTGCGCGGAGAGATCATGCGGCTTTATCTTTCCCGAAGCCATCCCTCCTCCTATTCTATCCTCCTTTTGAACAAGCTGCACAGCAGCGCCGATCCACTTCTTCACCTGTTCCAGTATTCTCTTTTCTCGCGCATTAAATTTCTCATCAAGCTCGATCTTGAGATCGCCCAACTGATCGCGGAATACATCTTTGACGCGCTTCCAATCAACACCTTCTGGGATATTCTTTTTTAGTTGGTTTATGGCCGAGAGAAATACCTTTTCTACCTGCTTTATCTGCCGTTCAGTATCCTTTTGGAGCGGTTCCTTTGTAGGGTAATCCTTCCCAGCACGCAGGGGTTTGGGCGGAGGGGGTATCTCAAGCATTGAAAGCATCACGCCTGCAAGCTCTTTGATGTCCGCATCAGTCCAGTAATCCACTCCTTTTACGGGTTTTTCTCCCTTCTTACCCTGTTCTCCCTTGCTTTCTGTGAACACAATAGGCCGAGTTTTCTGCTTGGCGCGTACTTTTGCTTTGAGTTGTTTTGCAAAATCACTCATCATCTTCATCGAAAGCCGCTAAAACATCAGCTTCAACCTCTTTCTTTACTTCTTCTTTAATCTCTGCCTTGAGAGCCTCTACATCAATCGGAGCTGGTTCTTTTTTCTGTGTAGGTTCAAATCCCCTTCCTGCTGCGGATACTGTAATGGGGAGCAATGTGCAACGGCAGTTTGGATGAAGCGGAGGAGTGCCCACATCATCAAGAGTGAAGTTGATGGTATGTCCATCTTTTCCAACAAATGATTCTCCTTGATGGAAGTAATTGCTATCAAGAGCTTTTACCTTTCCGTGCATCGGAGAGCACCATTCACATACGCGCTCATCAAGAGCCGTGAACCATTCCTTGCCCCGTACAACTCCCGATTGCTTGTATCCTTCGAGCGTTGCTGCGTTCGATGCTTTGAACACTTCTGTACGGGCGATCTTCTCTGCGCGTGCTGCGGTTGCAGCAGTAAATACGTTCCTGATTCGCTTCTTAATATCTGGTATCGCCTCGTTGTTCTTTACCGCTTCCTGCAACTGCTTTTGCAGCTTGGATTTGGTAGTCTTATTCATGTTTGAAATACCCTTGAGAGCGCCAGATCGGGTAAATTCGCGCATGGTAGCCGATGCCAAATCAAATGCCTGCTCCTCAAAGCCGAGGAAATCAAGCGTATCATCGCCCTGTTCTTGGAGAATCTGCTTCACAATGGGCACTAAAATCTGCGCTGCAAGTTTATTTTCTGCCGTTACCGATATGAGAACACGGGAAATATCAGAGCCTTCAAGCCCCTTTGCCACCTTATCCAAGCGAGTGATGGTTTCTTTCTCCTGTCTTTGGAAGATTTTATCAATCTCTGCCCTATAGCGCTTCTCAAAATTCGTTCCTTTGGCAACCATAGCCTTCCAGAATGTCTCTGCCTGCTCTTGGGTAACTGATGATCGGGGAGTATTTTCATCCTTCTTTGTCTTTTCAGTTTTATTGAGCGTCTTTGAGAACATCGAAACAACCTCATCCTTAATTTCCTGTGCAACCTTGCTCTTGATTTTGTTTTCAAGAGTTTGGGGAGGAATAACCACATGAGGCCATTTCTTCTTCATGGTACGCAATACTTTGATTGGTTCTTCATCTTCTGCAATAGGAGCAGGATCGGTAACGTTCTGAACATTGAGTGGTACATAGAACCCATCCAATCCTTCTACTTCATCCAATCCCTCCTTTCCTCGAATCTCGTTTGGAGAGACAGCCCCCACCTTGAACATAGTCTCATACCATCTCAATTTATTCTCTACGTTCTCTGGAGTAGGATCATCGAATCCAAAAAAGAGATTATCGCCATCTTTGTATTGATTCACAAGAAACTCATTGATCGTATCAACAAATTCTTCCATGAGGGGTTTTACGATACGCTTCGAAAATACATAATCCGTTGCTTCTGCGTTCGAAACAGTAACATCCTCTGTCATACCAAGCACAGTTTTTGGAACGCCAAAGAGCGCGAATATCTTATCGCGGTTGTAGCCAAGCCCTGCAAGGAAGTCCATCTCTTTATTTGAAATCTGGAATGGCTTGATCGTGAGGCCTCCTTCGGTAATGGCAAGTTTGTTTGATTTTGATGATCCTCCAAATTCGTTGTACCAGTCTGCTTTCATGCGCTCTCGAACTTTCGGATCGAGCTTTTGTTCCGTTTCCATTACCACAGCAGGAACAGCAGAGTTCTCAAAGAACTTGCGATTATATTCTTCTGCTGCCATTTCAGTATCTACAGTTACGGCAAGCGCTTTCACAACGCTCATGCCTCTATAGGGATCAGTAGGGTTGAATGTGCGATGATGCACGATCTGATCTGGTTTTATGGTGATCGGTTGATCTCCTGCTACGCGGTACTCATACCCTGCAATAAACTTTTCTTTGCTCGTAAGTATGGTGATCCAATCGGGGCGCAGCGTCCAGATTTGAATAATGTTTGTTCCCTTCTTTTCCAAGTACCAGAAGCTCTCACCTGCCAAATCTTTATATGCTTGTGTTGCGAAGATGAGCTGGCGCTTTGTAGTAAACGGATTCACTTTTCTCATGAGAGAAAGAAGATCATGTTCAACAATCTCCTCAACCTCTCCCGTGTTTCGATTCTTTACTTTGAACAAGCGCAGGTTCACTTGGGATACATCACGCGCACGCGCATTGACGCAGGCATATACCCATCCTGCGTATGCGTTCAAGTAATTTGTGATACGGCTTGAACCCCACGAGGGAAGCCCAAAAGATTGCAATGTTGAGAGCGATACGCTCTTGACGTAGCCAAGCAAGTTGGCAACCTTATCGAGCACTGTAGGTTTCTTCATAGGTTATTTTTATTATACCATTTCCTTTTAATTTATGAGATTCGTGGAGATTTCTTTTCGTACTCGGTCTTTGCGTACTCCGCCAAAGCCCATGAATCGGGGTAATCATCGTGCATATCCTTGCCTTCTGGATGGTGTACCGAGAGGAATCTGCCCTTATATTCCTTCTCCAGATCGAGCAGCTCTTGGCGAAAGCGCATGTAATCGGCGCTATGGGGATCGTTGGGTATTTCCGTGAGCTTATTTTTCATTACCTGCATGAGAATCTTATAGATATTATCCTTTGTTTCCGCGCTGAATTTCACCCGTAGAATGTCGTAGTATGTGTGGCGTTCGAACTTATCGGGCATGAAGTCCGCCTGCCCCGTAGCATCTATGGCAATCTTGAATATGCTCTCAAATCTCAATAGGTAGTTGCATATGTAATCGAACTGATCCTCGTAGTTATCCCCTTGAAGCGAGAGCCAGCCAAGAAGCTGTGATTTGGCCTCATCCCCCTGCTTATTGCGGATCACTGTTACGACTGTCCTATCTGGATATTTCGCGGTATCAACTCCCACAAAGCACGGAAGCGCATCATATTTCTTTTTATTCTTCCCTTCCCCTTCCTCGTAGTCTCGGTTCTCATCCTGTATACGATAGCTGCCAATGAGCGCATCAAGCTCCTCAACTGTGGTGAATTGCCCAGAGCCGATAACCCACCTGCCGAAATACTGTGTCTGAATATAGTCTGAATCCTTGCCCAGAGGATCATGCGATATTTCATAATCCACGAATTTCTTGTACAGAAGATGTGATTCATCTCCAGTTTCATTGAACATATCAAGGCGCTGCGCGAACACTTCATCGAGTGTGATCTTGATTGCGTTGGGGTTATTATCGAGCTGGCGTTTGAAATAGCAAATCTTTGTACCTGCTGTTCCTACGAAAATACGGGGGGCATTGGTTGATGCTCCCATTGGAAATACCTGCTTACGCATTACCTCATCG